GAAGTCGGAAGGTGCAATTGAACATCTCCAGTACTTTCAAAGTCTTGGTGAGGTTCGTGACGTTGCCGCAATCGCGACACTTACCAGAACTAATTTTCATTTACTGCCGGCAACAATTATAAATAATACAAAACTAGGCATCTGGACATTCTTTGATTTCATTCATCCGGACAGAGGGCAGCCTGGAAGTAAGTGTAAAGGTGATGGCGCTGGATTATTATTTGAAGAACAAGATTTCCCGAAGCTGCTTGAAATATTGTACAAGGTAAATGAGTTGAAAAAAGAGGGATGTCTCGTTCATGTTTCAGAACAATTCATCCATCTAATGGCACAAAATAACTTCTCATTACTGAAGAATTTTAATTGGAACTGTGCAAAGCATGACGTATTCCCATCATGGGTTACAATCGACTGTGATGGTTCTGTCCATTATTGTGATGATTTTCAAGAGCAGAGCAGGCATCGTCGGTTCGATATGACGAATCTTTTTTCTGAATGGGAACGATTCTCTACATACGGGGAACAATTAGTTTCTTCCCGTTGCAGAGGGTGTGCTTGGTCTACACATATCGATGCTCATTACATTAAGATGGGCGTAAATGATATTAAATCTTACGTGCATGGGGATTGGTAATGGAAGCGAAATAGAAAATGGGTAACCGTTATTTAGATTTGTGCTGCTACCTTCATGAAAGTATTCTGTTAGAAACCCGGAAGGTGCGCTAACAGGACAAGTACAGTCCGGTATTGTCGAGTATCCCTCACCCCCCTCCGAGGTTACGCTTTCCGAGTCGGACCAGCACACTAATTTTAAAGTTGATGCTGTGGCAGTACACCACAGGGGGAAAGATTCGAAAAGTTAGGGCTATAACTTGAACACGGTTCGGGGATGCGCTAGTTGTCAGAACCGAAAGAATCCTCATGTGAGGTAGCGGAGCAAGTTGTCACTTATTAAGTAGAATCCAAGGGCTATGATAGAAATCTTATTTAGTGTGGGTCAGTTGCATTGCTTCTGAATTCCTGAAGGGAAGAAATCGTAGAAGGAGTCGGGTGAGGTTAACCGATCATCAATTAAATAGGAGAACTTATGTCTTGGTTGGAAGATTTAAAAGCAGGGGATAAAGTCGTAATATCTTCCACTTACGATAGGCGTGTTTGCATAGTAACAAGAGTGACGAAGACCCTAATCATTATTGGTAATTTCCGCTTCAGTAAATCTTTTGGGAGTATAGTACCAAATGATGCTTGGAGCAGTACGTATCTCGTCCCTGCGACAGAAAAAGAAATGCAAAGTATCCGAGATGTAAAGCATCGAAATGGACTACTTACCCATCTCCGAAAGACTGATTTTAGTACGCTGCAAACAAAGACTTTAGAAACTATCTATTCCATTATAAAAGAAGAGGTAACGAAATGATTTTATGTCTATCTGGTGGTCTTGATTCCGTAATTGCTTGGCACTACTTAGGGAAACCTAAAACTATCTTCTTTGATACTGGAACGTATTCCGATATTGAAAAAGACGTTGTGCTTACCATTGCACCAAATACTATCATCGACAAAACTTTAAACTTCCACACCATAGACACAAACGAGAATGCTTTTATCACAAACAGGAATCTATTGTTTGCTGCGAGAGCTAGTGCTTATGATGATGAAGTGGTTATGGCTGGAGTTATTGATGACGTTGTTGCAGATAAAAGTCCGGAAGCATTTAAAGCAATGTCCCAATGTTTGAATGCGATTAACAACAGCAGTAATGTATCTGTGACTTCCCCATTCTGGGATATGACAAAATCAGGCATTGTTGCTTGGTTCCTTAGTAATTTTCCTATCTCCGCAAAGGCAATCATCAACCAGACGTTCTCTTGTTATTCCCCGAAAGATGGGAAAGAGTGCTTGGCTTGCCCTGCTTGTTTTAGAAAATGGAATGCTCTATATTTTAATGGTATTAAGGGTGATTTTTTTAATGATGTTTTGCTGAATACTTATTTTGAAAAAGCGAAAGATGGCTTCTATTTTCCAGCACGAAATGAGTCAATCATGGAGTGTATCAGGGAATATAAAGGAAACTCCGTAGATAAACGCTTTCCTTTGAATTTAAAATCAGAGTTGGAAACGTTCTGTTTTGATATTGACGGTGTTCTTACGATTGAAACAGAAGGGCATGATTACCATAATAGAACTGCAAATCGGGACATGATCAATCAAGTTGATGGACTTCATTCTGTTGGGCATAAAATCATTCTTCAATCAGCGAGATACCATGAAGATTTAAAAGTAACAATCGAATGGCTTCATAGTCACAATGTTCCTTATGATGAAATACATTTAGGGAAACCGAAAGCGGATTACTACATTGATGACAAGATGCTTGATATGGAGGAACTGTTAAATGGGTAACATAAATTTCTTCCTAGATTCCGGCGCTTTCTCCGCGGATTCACAGAACAAACCAGTGTCCTTAGGTGACTATATTGCTTTCATCAAAGAGCATGAGGAATCGATTGATATTTATCCTGTTCTTGATGTGATCGGTTGCGCGGAGAAAACATGGGAGAATCAGTATGAAATGGAGAAGCAGGGGCTTGTACCGATGCCCGTCTTTCACGTGGAAGACGATGTTAAATACTTGGATAAATGCCTTACTTACGATTACTTTTGTCTTGGGGGTATGGCTGGGGGTGCTTCTTCAAAATCAAGGCAGCATTTCTTGAACAAGTGTTTCACCACTATCTGTGATACTCCAGACAATACTCCGATCTCTAAAGTGCATGGCTTTGGGTTAGCAAGTCCGTCGCTGATGACAGCGTACCCATTCTACAGTGTGGATACTTCAAGCTGGGTTTCTTATTCACAGTTCGGAATCATTCTGCTACCAAAAAAGAATTACAAAGGCGAATGGCTATACGGAGAAACGCCAATCAAAATATTTGTAACTGCAAGATCACCGAAGAATGCTATGGAAGGTCTGCACTACAATAATCTATCTGCTATGGATAAAGCAGCCGTTCTTTGTTACGTTAATAAAATGGGATTCCAGATGGGATCGAGTGTTACATTCGACTGCGGTCCTGACTACGAATTGCAAGATGCAGAGACTTTCATCAATAAAGAAAAAACTCTCGCGGAGCGTGTCATTTCCGAAGGAATTAGCAACGATAATTCACTTAGATATTCTTACAATATGAAATATTTTCAAGCAATCGCAGATTCGTGTCCAAAGTATCCTTGGGCATGGACGCCAACAATAAGGAGTTTCTTCTAATGTTTGAACGAGAATATGATCCAGAATCTGAAGATTGGCCTATGCCCGAGGACACTAGAAACTTCTGCGGTCCTGGGGAAACGGAAAGGGTAAATCACTTTGAATGGATTCATTTTGAATACCTTGACTTAGTGAATGAAACAGATAAAGCTGTGTTGATCAAACTAAAAGAAAACCTCACAGTTTGGTTCCCCAAGTCTGTTATCTGCTGGTGTAAAAAGTACAACACAATTTATTTCCCTTCTTGGTTTGCTCTTAAAGCGGTGAAGGAAAGATAGGATTTATAATGGCTAAAGCACGAGGAATTAAAAAAGTATGTCTGGAGCTAGACTTAGAAGAAGAGGAAGCTCAGTATTTAAAATTGCTTCTTCAGAATTATTTAGGTCCCGGTGACGAGCCAATAACACAGCAAAGGATAAGACAAATCGTATTCATTGCCATAAAGGAGGCATTAGGATGATTATTTTTTTCGCCGGTAACTTTGAATATCTTGGCAAGTATGAGAAAGAAATGGAACTTGCTAACTTGTGCCTCGATACTTCGGGGGAATACAATCGACTGTCTTCTTTCTTTTTTAAGAAAGAGACCAACAATGTCATTGAAGTTATGAAAACTTTAAAGGAGCAGTAATGAAAGTCAACACTCAAGATTTAAAAGATGCCATTAATTTATGTGTCGCTGGGACTTCATCGAAAGACCTAGTGGCACAGATGTCGCACGTTGTCTTTAATAACGAGGAAATTCTTTCCTATAATGACAAGATTTCTATCTGTGTTCCGTTTGATACTGGTGTCTCCTGTTCTATCCCCGCTGAAGACTTGCAGAAAGTTCTGAACGGTATCACCGAGAAAGAGGTGGACATCACAGTTGAAGAAGGAGATGCTCCGGTAGTCAACATCAAATCAAAAAGCACCGAGGTTGTTATTTTTACTGAAGTTGAGTCCCGTATTGTTGAGGACTTCTTCGCTGCTGTTGACTTTGATGCAATGACATGGCAACCGGTGCCAAAGAATCTCTTGGATCAACTGGCTCTAGCCCGTTTCAGTGCGTCCTCAAATGCCCTCGATGCGAATAATCTGTTTTGTGTTCACATCAAAGGCACGAAAGTTTCTTCCGGTGATGGACACAGACTGTCCGTGCTTGAATTAGCTGCACCAATGAAAGAAGTATTGATTCCGAATACTACTGTCAATGACATCATCGGATTTAAAAACTTTGAAGAATATGCAATCGAAACTGGGTGGATTCACTTCACAAGTTCTGATGGTATTATTCTCAGTTGCAAGACCGTACTCGGGGAATTCCCAGACTTCACACCGATCTTCAAGAACTTCCAAAGTTCTGCTGAAACACAGATCGATTCTAACTTGATACCTGTCTTGCAAAACTTAGGGGGATTAGTTGAAGGCACTTCTGATTTCATGAAGTCTGTAAAGATCACAGTTGGCAAAGGTGAGACTAAAATCTCAGGCAGAAAAGAAGGACTACAGATTGAGAAATTTGTAGAGAATACAAACGAAGAGGACGAGGTTGAATTTAATATCTCTCCCGTTTTCTTGGCGTACATTCTTACGCTGACAAATAGCTTACAGATCGGGGAAACGTCTGCAATGTTCTCCAGTAAGACTTTCAAGCACATCGTACAATTGCCCCTGGTATAGTCATGCAAATTCATAACTTTTTCAGTACCACAAATAGTGCTATGGATATGCGCTGCGCTTCTTGTGGACTGCATGAACAATGCAAAACTCCGCAGATGTCCGCTGTAGGTAAAGGTGAGAAGGGCATTTTAATTATCATTGATTCGATTGATAACAATGCGGATCGATCAGGGAGCATAGCAGAAGGACAATCTTATAAATTTCTGAATACGGAATTTAGAAAACTTGGAATCAATCTCTACAAAGACTGTTGGGTTACACCTTGTATTAAATGCAATCTAAAAGGGATGCCAACAAAGAAAGAAATGCTTGCATGTAACTTTCAATTGATGGAAGAGATTGAAGAATTAAAACCTAAATTCATCTGGACGTTTGGTAATATCGCTTTAGGTTCTATCACTGACAAATACTACACTGGAATACAAGACGCTCACGCACATGGGGACTTTATTCCTATCGTAGATTTAGAGGCGGTCTTGACTCCATTTTATGCGATCTTTATGATCCAAGGGAACAAGAAAGATCCTAACTTTCAATCTGTATTCACTCGGGACGTTCAAAATGCGTGGGACTTTGCTAAAAGGGAACCCAAGTTTGAAAGTTATAGTTATGCAAGCTCGAAAAACGTAGAGTTCCTGCTAGACTTCGATGCTGTTATCAATAGAATTGACGCTTTCATAGAGCAAGGCGGTGATCAAGCAATCGACTTCGAAACTACAGGTATAAAACCACACGCTAAAGGGCATAAGATCACAACGATGTCCATTTCAGATGATAATAAATCGTATGCTTTTCCTGTTGATTATCAAAGTTATTGGGATGACGAACAGTGGTATGTTATTACGGAAAAGATAGCAGAGTACCTAAACTCTACTAATGTATTCCACATAGCGCACAATAAGATATTCGAAAATCTATGGGCGCACGTTCTGTTAGAAACCACAAAATATGTAGATCACTGCACAATGGCAACCCAACACGTCCTTGATCACAGAAAAAGTACAAAAGGATTAAAGTATCAAGTCTTTAAAAGATGGGGCATTTACGGATACGACAAAACATCAAAGCGTTATATCTCTGCTCCAACTTCAAATGAATTGAACAAGATGGACGAGATGCCTTTACCCGATCAGTTGCTTTATGTCGGACTTGATTCTTTTCTGACAATGAAGCTATACAGGGAACAGCAAAACGAATACAAGGGAAGGCTGAAAGAGGCTGATGCTTTCTGGCAGGAATCCCTGAATACAATGTCTGAGCTACAAGGGGCTGGGATTCAAATTGATGAAGATTATTATGATGAAACGGAAAAGAAACTGAATGCGGCAATCCTTGGTTTACAGAAATCAATTCAGTCCAATGAGCATGTTGTTGCCTTTGCTAAGAAGCACCGTAGACCATTCAATGACACTTCTCCTGATGATATTAAATATCTTCTGTTTACTCAGATGGGAATTGTTTCAGAAAAAGAAACAGAAAGTGGCGCTGCGGCTGTAGATGCTGAAGTTCTAAAAGAATTAGATATTCCAGTTACAAACTACATCCTCGATCTTCGTAAGTATCTGAAGCTCAGGGACACGTACATAGGACAATACAAACGTGAAGTTGTTGATGGAAAGATTCATCCGTTCTTCTATCTGACAAAAGTAATTTCTTTACGTTCCAGTTCTGCTGAACCGAATATGCAGAACACTCCGAAGCGGGATGAAGAATCAAAGAAACTCATTCGTAGGGGTATTATTCCGCAGTACGATTACTTAGCAGAGATTGACTTCTCCGGTATGGAAGTTTCAACGTCCGCAACGTACCATAAAGATCCTAACTTCATAAAATATCTCACTACTGGTGCGGATATGCACAGGGATAACGGTGCTGATATTTGGCAGCTGCCCGGTGAAGAAATTACAGGAATGATTCGTTTCTTTGTTAAGAACGGTTGGACATTCCCTCAGTTCTACGGTGACTGGTATGGTTCTTGCTCAAAAGAACTTTGGAAGTCTTCAATCGATCTGAAAATCACTTCAGGCATAACTTTAAAAGAACATCTCAGAGAGATTGGAATAACGAGAGTCGAGGAATTTACAGAGCATTGCAAATCTGCTGAAGATATTATGTGGAACAAGCGTTTCAAAGTCTACTCTAAATGGAAGAAGGACATTAATGCTTTCTACATTAAACATGGTTATGTTGAAACTCATTTTGGTTTTCGTTTTACTGACTACATGGATCGTAAGCAGGTCGCTAACTATCCTATCCAAGGATGTCTACAAGGACATTGTAGAGTATTAACATCCGCTGGTTGGAAAAGAATAGATACTCTTGTAGAAAAAACTGTGGACGTTTGGACTGGTTTTGCTTGGAAGCCTGCAGTCGGTATAAATCGAGGAAGGTGTCAAATAGCACAAGTACAATTAGATTCTGGTCTTTATTTAGATTGTGATACCCGACATGAATTTAAAAACGAGAAAAACGAATGGATAAAATTTAAAGATTTAAAAATTGGAGATTATGTTGCCCTCCCATTACCAATGGAACAGCTAGAGTACACATATAAAATGAATTGGGAGTTTCTACTTGGATTTATTGTTGGTGACGGTTGGTTCGGAGCTAAAAAAATTACAGAAAATCATACTAGATGGAGCTTAGATATTTCCGGAGGGTCGATTAAAATTCCAATACTAGAGGATATTAAAAATTTCCTTTCTCCTTTTCATTGTAAGGGGTTTACAATCCCCAAAATAAGACAAACTAAATCCAATTGCTGGGTGTTGTCCGTGGAAGGTACAGTATTTGGGGCAAAATTAGAATCTTTCGGGTACTCCGCAAACAAAACAGCGCATACAAAATTAATACCTTCTTTTATTTGGGAAGGAACAAAAAAACAACAACGTGATTTTATGGAAGGTCTTTGGTTATCCGATGGAGACAGAAAAAATAAAAGTCTCCATATGTGCAATCAAGCTTTGTTAGAAGAAGTGCAAATTTTATTATTTGGCTTAGGGTTTGATTCAGCAATCCGACAAACAAAAGATGGTTGGAAATTAACCCCTAGAAATATTCTACATAAAACGCATTCAAGTAGAGTATACCCCAAAACAACTTTAGAAATGCTGTTTACTGGAAGAGAAATTGCATATAACAAATCAGATACCACAACCACTACCGACAGGAGGGCCTTAGCTTCAAATAAAGATTGTAGTCAAAAAATAGCGGAGCGAATTTTATCCCGAATCCCCGGGGAGCCTGAAATTTATCGGTATGATAAAGTAACAAATATATTGGTGCATGAGGGTGAGATTGAAGAGACGTACACAATGTCCGTCGATGATGATCTCCACCAATTCGTTGCCGACGGCATTATTTGTAAAAATACTGCGTTTCACCTACTACTTGTTTGCCTCAATCTGTTAACGAAGCGCAAGAAGCAGTATGGGTGGAAGTCAAACATAGTAGGGCAAGTTCATGATAGTGGTATACTCGACCTTGTTCACGAGGAGAAAGATCAGATTCTATCTGAGTTTAAACACATTGCAGAAGTAGAACTCGCGCAAATGTTCCCTTGGATTAATGTGCCTTATCGTATTGATATTGAATGTTCTGAACGCCACGGCACGTTTGCTGACTTGTCGGAACTTCATTTAGAAAATGGAATCTTTATTAAATAGGAGGATGTAATGAATGGAGATGCAGCGAACATGCATTTGGCTAGTGCAGTAGGCGCACTACATTGTATCAATCAAGAACAAATAAAAGGGCATTCCCGCATTGCTAGACTTTCGGAACAACTCGCAATCGAATTGTTAAAAGATGTTGGAGCAAGAATTCCGCGTGTTAGCTCGTTGATGATTGCTTCTGGAGAAAAGATTTTCCCAGCTATCTCTAAACTATGTGAGGAATTATCGGAGGAAGCGAAAGTAAAAGAATACATTATATGGTTAAATCTGGTTGCTTTTAATATGGACGAACTTCCTATATTTCCAAAGCATTCAAGAAAACTTAACCATTTAATCAATTGCTTCATTGGTGAGGATGTTCTTGCTTATGACAACGTGCGTATTGCCCACAGAGTGTGGCAACGATTAGAAACTGAAATTCTTATAGATAAGGCGGAAAACAATGTCTGAACCACTACACATTTTATATCGACCACGCGATCTTAACGAAATTGCAGGCAACAAAGGGGCTGTCACTGCGCTGAAGGGTTTTCTTGAAAGAGACCTGAAAGACATGCCACACTCCTGGTTATTCTCAGGCCCTAGCGGTTGTGGAAAAACTAGTCTTGCTAGGATCATTGCTAAAGAGCTTGGCTGCGGTGACATGGATTTTCATGAGTTCAATTCTAGTTCGATGCGCGGCATTGATACGATACGGGACATTGAACAGAAGTGCCGCCTTGCTCCTATGTCTGGGCCTGTCAAAGTTTACTTGTTGGATGAGATTCACATGCTCACTCCAGCAGCACAAGAAGCGTCATTGAAGATACTTGAGGACGCTCCGAAGAATGTCTTTTTCTTTCTCGCAACAACGAACCCAGAGAAATTAAAGAAAGCAATGCGTACACGCTGTACCGATGTTACCGTCAAGCCCCTTAACTCAAAAGAGACTGTCGTTTTATTAAAAGAGATTTGCGAAGCTGAAGAAAAAAAGATCGACTCCTCAGTGTTGAAAAAGATTGCAATGTCTTGTGATGGTTCCCCGCGTGAAGCAGTGAAGATGCTGGATATGGTCTTCGATGTTACTGATACTGAGTTGGCTTTAGAAGTCATAGAAAATACCCACGTATCAGAAGCAACCGTCATTGAGTTATGTAGGGCACTCAACAAAGGGGAAGCTTGGAAAAACATAGCAGCGATCCTGGGTAATATCGAAGCGGAACCGGAATCTATTCGTAGGGCTATCTTAACCTATTTCTCGAAAGTTCTACTTGGGCAGGACAGTGTCCACGTAGCAGAGATACTGGAACAGTTTGAATCGAACTATTTTGACTCAGGGAAAGCTGGTTTAATTCTTTCTTGTTTTGCTGTCACTCAATTGTAATTTTTCACTTGCTATCTAAAATAGGTAGCTATATGATATACACATGCGTTAACAATTATCCTTTAGAAAGGGCTCGGTTATGCATAAAGAAGAAATTGATTACGATGCCGATATGGAGTTGGACAAGCACAGTTTAGATCATGAATGGCTCCGTCAATCATCCCTCTATTTAAAATACTCCATACTATATGCTGATCTTGCTTCTTTCCGTGATGAAGCAAAAGAAGAACTTGCAAAGGTCGATGCCTTAATTGATCTCGAAGTCCGTTCTGATTGGGAAGACTTCGGATTTGAAGTCAAGCCCACAGAGCCAGCAATCAAAGCAGCAATCCTACAAGATGATCGCCACATCAAAGCATCAAAAGATTACATTTTCTCCCTGAGAGAAGTAAACATTGCACAAGGTGCAAGGACTGCTTTAGATCATAAGAAGGCTGCTTTAGAAAGACTGTCCAGTTTATTCTTAGCCGGTTACTGGGCGGACCCGAAGATAACAAAAGAAGCACAAGACGGCTACTCTGAAAATGTCCAAGAAGCGCATAGGTCGCATTTAGGACGCAACGAAAGGATTAAGTAATGGCAAAGAAATCTCGTTTCCGCAGCAAAGAGGGTTCAGCGAAAGATGACATTCTGAATCGCACAGAGGAATCAGTCAAGCGTCAAGGTGGTTCCGGTAAGTGGGCAGACTTTCTTGTTCCTGATTTTAAAGGTGACAAGTTTGTTGCAAAAGAGGGTGATCATTTAATTGATATTATCCCTTACCTTGCTGGTGAAAACGATCCGAAACTTAAAGAGGGTGATCGTTCTTACATGGTCGATGTCTACGTTCACCAGAAAGTGGGAGTGAATGAAGATTCCGTTATATGCCCGTCGTCTAACTACCGTGGTAAACAGTGCCCTATTTGTGAGTATCAAGCGAAGATGCAGCAATCGAAACAGTTTTCGGATGATGATCTCAAAGCTCTCAAACCTAAGCGGCGGGTACTTTACAATGTTATCTGCTACGACAGTCCAGAACAAGAGTCTAAAGGGGTTCATGTTTGGGAGGCATCTTATCATCTTACCGAGAATGAGATCCTTTCTATTGCTCGTAACCGTCGCGGGGGCGGTCATGTTCCTTTCGCTGATCCTGATGAAGGCAAATCAATCGACTTCTATCGGGAAGGCGTCGGAGCCGCCACACGCTATAAAGGCTACAAGTTCGTTGACCGTGAAGAAGTAATTTCTGATGACGATTTGGATGCGGCCTATTGTTTAGATGAGTTGCTGGATATTAAATCTTACGAGGACATTGATGAAATGTTCAAGCCTACTGCTCCTCCAATTCCTGGGGAAGAACACGAGGAAGAGGATCAAGGGCAAGAAGATGAAAAGCAGGAGAAAGATTACGACAATGGGCGCAAAGGTTCAAAGCGCCGTCGTGAAGTGAAAGAGAAAGATGCTGAGGAAGGCATGGGGAAAATTGACCCCGAAGATTCTGGTCCGGAAGATAAGAAAGAAGAAAAAGAAGAAGAAAAACCAGCTTCAGGCATTGCACGTAGACGCCGTCGCTAAGATTCATAGCTGCGGAGAATTGCTCTCCGCAGCTTCTACTATTCAATTCGATACATTCACTGTGTTTTAAAAAATAATCGATCACCGCTCAAATCTCGCAGCGGAATCGCTATCTATATGAGGTACTCATGGGCCTACAACGCAGATCAAAAGAAGAATCGCAAGATGCCACAAGAAAGATTGAAAAAGCTAAACCTAAAACTGAGGATGCTTACGTATCGATTGATAAGGATACTTTGCTTATTTCTACTGGGTCTACTCTGCTGGACCTCGCTATTTCCGGCGGGAGGGTTCGTGGCGGTGGTATACCAGGGGGAATCATGGTTGAGATTTTTGGACCTTCTGGATCTGGGAAGTGTGTTATTGGGGAAACAAATACAATAACAAATAGAAAACTTTGTGAAATAAAAGAACACTCGAACGGAATTTCTGGATTCGGAGAAAAAGAAATAATGACCGTTTCCGATTCAGGGGAAGAAAAAACCTCACATTTCTACGAAGAGGAAGCAGACACGCTTGTAAAAATAAAGAATTATTTAGGGATGGAATTAACGGGTACGCCGGAACACCCAATTCTTTGCTGGGAAAATAATAAAATAAAATTCAAAACCTTAGGGTCTATACAAGAAGGTGATTTAACTTGTATCCCGAGGGAGCTAAATAATTTCCCAAAATATAATCAAGCATTAAATTTTGTAGATATAACGAAACAACTTCCTTCAACCAAGCATGTCGAAAACGTACCAAAACAAATGGACAAAGAGCTATCCAGGCTTTTAGGCTATCTAGTTGCTAATGGTTGTAGGCGTGGCGAGAGTATTAGTATGTCCTCAAAAAATGAGGAAATTAGGAAAGACGTTATTAATATCTGTACCTCTTTACGTGTGAAATGTGGAAAATTAGAAAAAGAAAAAGATTTTTATGTAGGGCGCACCGCATTTTGTAGGTTTATAGATTATTTATATGGAAAGGATTTTCCAAAATCAAGGGGAAAAGAAGTACCAGAAAAAGTTCTTAGCTCCTCAAGAGAATGCCAAAGACAATTTTTATTATCCCTGTTTGACTGTGATTCTTGGTGTGATGAAGTTGCCGTTTTCGAGTATTATACCGCAAGTAAAAAATTAGCAGAACAAGTGCAAATAATGTTACAAAATTTTGGCATTCTGACAATACATGGTTATAAATATTTAGAGAAATATGACCACACGTACCACACATTAACAGTGCCTGGTTTTTTGTTTAAAAAGTTTGCTGAATTATTTAATGACTCAATTAAATACAATATGCGCCCAAAAGAACGATACTGGACAGCAAATCAACTGCCAATAAAAGATACTTTACGCGATTTAGTTGAAGATATCAGAGAAGAATTAAGCGTCGGTTCTAATGGCATTTATAGTGTTGTAGGAGAAAGTAAGCGTTTCCAATTACTAAAAGGCGTACCTGATTATTTCAGTAAAAGTAAAAACAATTACCCTGCAGAGCACGTACCAAAGATTTTAGAAAACCTAAAAGAGTTGCCACAACAGGGTTCCGTACTTTTGTTAAAAAAGGTATTGGAAAGTTTAGTTCCTTTCTATTTAGCAAAAGTTGTTTTTAAGGCGTGGATTAAGGAACCCACTATGGTTTATGATTTTACAATCCCAAAAACGCATAAATTTTTTACTAATGGATACATTTCTCACAACACCGCTCTAGTAACTGAAGTCGCTGGTGCCGCGCAAGATAAAGGCGGTGACGTTTTCTTTGTTGATCCAGAAGCCCGTATTGATAAAGAGTACAGCAAAATATATGGGTTCGAAATGACGAAGGAGAATTATGCTAGACCAGACACCGTCACAGAGACTTTCCAACTCATTGAAGAATGGGCTCCTGCTAACGAAAAAGCCATCAATGTCTTCGCTGCTGATTCAATCGCTGCGCTTTCAACGAACATGGAAATGTCTGTTGATGGGGACAAGCGTGGTCAACGAAAGGCTAAGGAGCTTTCAGAAGGCTGTCGCAAAACTGCGAGACTCATTGCCCACAATAACAAACTGATACTTTTCACGAATCAAGAAAGGGATGGCGAATTTGGGAAAACTACACCAGGTGGTCACGCT